TCGAATCCGCAGCCGAAGCCGCGGCATCTGAAACGGAGCCCACCTCTGGGGCAAGGGCCTCAGAGTCAGCGCCGCCAGGTGCGTTAAGTGAGGCCGGGGCCTCAAGTCGCATCGAATCCGCAGCCGAAGCCGCGGCATCTGAAACGGAGCCCACCTCTGGGGCAAGCTTTTTAGGCATTGGCTTTTCGCTCTCGGGCGATGGCTTCACAGGGTAGCCTTGCCCGGCTAGATACGTCGCTGTGCTATGCGAGAAAAAAGGCTTTTTAGGGGCAGGCAGTAAGCCGCCCAGGTCTTTGTTGTCTTTGCGGGCCGAGTTACACGAGCGGCAGCAGACAACCATATCGTTAATGGTTTCTGCTGGCTCGCCAGGCTTGAGGTGATCGTATGTTCCGCCGCGGCCGCCTTTGTGGTCGTTCCAATTAACGACTTTTCCGCACCAGCGGCATGCGTCTCCATCCCTCAAACGAACGGGGATTGTAATGTCTTTATTGCGAGTGTCGTTCCGGCGCTGATTTTCCCATTCCATTTCACTGCGGAGGCGCATGTGGAATAGCTCTGGGTCTTCCACGATTCGGTAGGTTTTTTTGCCGTTTTCTTCTACTTCTTCGGTGAAGTAGCCGCAGTGGAAGGCCGCCGGGATTAGCCGGTCTGCCCTCCCGTCGCTAAGCATGATCGCGGCTGATTCCTCAATGAGGTAATCAGAACGGAAGGAAGCAGCAAAGCTCGCGCACCGTCCCGCGAACCCGAAGAGCTCATTAAGCAGCCCCGGGTATGTCTGCGAGTAAGTGTAGGCCCTGTACACGATTGGATTCATGTGTGCATTGTCCGAGACTTTGAGCCAAGGCATTTGCTGCCCCTTCCTTTCTTTCTAGTCTTCTTCTGGTTCTAGGTGAACGAAGCTTGAGAATTCTTCCGTGAATTCCCACAGCTCCATCCCCAGATATTCGGCGTGGTAGCTGATGAAACCAGCAGCTTTAAAAACATTTATTGCTAGTTCAGCTTCTTTTTCATCACCGGCTTTTAAAAGCATTTCTTTGTTTATCCCGTGCCCTAAACAAAGCTTTTTAGAGAATTTGAGGGCTCGGAGGAAAACGCCGATTGCAATGTTCAAATCTTGGCCGCTGAATTCTGGGGCTATTTTCCCCGCAGCTTCTTCAAACGGAGACGGGAATTGAGGGGAAATTGTAATTTTCATGTTTCACCCCTGGGCAAGCTCAAAATCATCTTGGGAAATATTTTGCGCCGCAGACTGCAAAGCATTCAGCCCTTCCACGATTTCCGCAACTTCCTCATCAGATGCCTCTTCGCCAGGCTCGCTAAGGAAGGATTTTAAAACCCGCGCCTTATCTGCCTCAGTCGGCTCAAACTCGATAGGATCAGTCCCAGCGATCAGCTCAGCTTGTTCATTTAACACCGCGAGCGCGGGGGTGAATGAATCAATCTGTTTGTTGAGTGGGCGGCCGGGGTTGCTGTAGGCGCCTACTATGGCGGTGGCTTTGTCCCCGCACATGATGCGGGCCGTGTTTTTGGTGGTGATTGTGGCGCTTACGCCGTATGTTTCGGTGAGTTTTGTGAGTGCCCCATATTGTCCGGGGAAGAGTACTCCGGTGAGGGTTTCGGGGTTTATTTTTTTGCCGTTGTTGCTGAGTAATTTCAGTGTTTGGCGGTATGGCAGGTGTGCGTGTTTTTCCCCTGCGAAGGTTAGTTCTACGGGGCTGTGTACTACTTCTGCCTCTGCTAGGGTGATAGTGTGCTGGGTCCCGAATAGGGGGTTATTTTCGGTGTCCACTGTGAAATGAAGGGGTTTCGGGTCGTCTTTTGTGGCGCGGAATAGGCTCACGATTTGGCGGATTTTTTCGCGGCCGATGGCGAATTCTTCGATGTGCCCGTCCCAGTCTGCGATGTCGCAGATGATGGCTGCGGTAATTTTTTTGACGCTTGAGGTTGCGATTAGCAGGAGTTTCCCGGTGGTGGTGGGGCGGCCGTAGATTATTTCGCAGGATTCTGCTTCTTCTGGCTCGCCTTTGGGTAGGGCGTGAGTGATGGGGGCTAGTGCGCGGAGCGCTGGGGAGAGCTCGGCGGCGTCGATGACGAATTCCATGTCTGGTTTTCCTTTTTCTGGGTTGTCTTGTTTTTATTCTAGTCTCTATTTGGAGACAGTGCAACTTGGATGCCTAGCCCGTATTTGATTTTGAAGCGGGCTATGTCTTCGCCGTGCATGTCTAGAGCGTAGATGATTCCCCTTAGGTCTTTTTCGGCTTCTTCAAGCTTTTTTAGGATGATCGTGTGTGCGATGCGCTGGTCAGGCCATAGGCTCCTTTCGCCAACCCGAACGATTCCTGTTCCGGTCTTTTCCCTGATGTTTTTGATGGTGCTGTGGGCGGTGGGGAATACGTGGGTTAGGGTGAGTTGCATTGTTGTTTCCTTTACTTTGCGGGGTTGTATGCGCGTACTGCGTTGCGGGTTGAGTGCTGGCTTGCTGCTTGGAATGCCTGTTCTCGGGATTCGCAGAGCGTAAACTCTTTGTCCGTGGAATCGCAGTCTTTGCATTCCCAGCGCCAATATCGGCTATCTGTAACTTTTGATACATGTGTCTTGTGTGCCCTCCATCCGGTGGGCGGGGTGGGGTAGGCGAGCACTTCTAAATACGCGGGCATATTCCCGAGAGCGTCCACCCATTCGAGCATCTGCTGCTTTTTCTCCCCGTCGATACGCATTTTCTGGATGCGTGAGCGGAGGGTGGGGATTTTGATTGTGGTGTGCGTGAGCTGCTTTTCGCCTTCTTTGAGTTCGTCGCGGGGTATTTTGACTTTCTGCTTTTCTTCTTGAGGTACCCCGGTGAGGGTGTGCCCGTGCCCGTGCTTTCCAAGGGCTAGGTCAATGTCGGTCGAGAGGATGTAGATAGTCCCGTCGATGTAGGCGACTCGTACCCTGGAATCCCAGCCCAGGCCGTCCCAGTGCGGGGCGTTCAAGATGGCTTTTGCTTCGATTGCGTTGTTGATGCTCATTTTTTCTTCCTCGGTTTTGGTTCTAGGTTTGCTTGGCACTGGTGGCTTTCCCCAAGGTGCCGTAGCAGGCTTATTTCTTCTTCGCTCGGGTTGTTGCCGTAGCGCCCGTTGTGGCACCTGGCGCATTCCCATCCGGCGCGTACCCCTACTACTTCACGTTTTTTGTTGAATATAGGCTCAGCCCACCAGCCTATATTTGTCGGTTTCTTACTCATGTCAGTTTCCTCTTCGGGGCCGCAATAATGCGCTTCCGCTTCCTGTGGGCCTCAAAGTAAGCCCGAAATTCTGGATCGCGGCGGGCTTGGTTCCACTGGGCTGCTAGTGCCCGGTTCCGGCGCTTCTGCATGCGGCGGTAGCATGGGTGGCACCGTCGTTGCCCGCTGGCTGGTTCTTCCCTGTAAACCCAGCGGTTCCGGCCGCAGTTCTGGCATTGCGCCACGCCCCACCAGTTTTTATATGAGGGGGCGGGCAGGGTATCTACTTTCCAGCCTTTTGCTCGCGCCCATTCGATTACTTGCTCTTCGGTGTGTAGCCAGGTTTGCCCGCCTACTTTCTGGCTTGATGGGGCGGGGCCTTGCGCGAAGCCTTTAAGTGCCCCTTTCGCCTGGTTGCGCCAGATAGTTTGACGGCTGGTGTTGAAGATTTCCATTATGTCGCTAGTCGCCCACAAGTGCGTTCCTTCTTCAAGGTCCATGCTGTCCACTTTGGGCAAATCTTCTAAGTGCTGGTTCCCCGTCTGGGCTAATGAGTATCTAGGCATCTCTTGTTCCTCTGGTGCTCATGCATAAATCCATTTGCTGCCTTGATGAGCAGCCCCATGCTGCGGGCGGCCCGTGTAATGTCCTTTTGCGTTCCGCAGAGCTGGCATGTCGCATAAATGCATGGTTTTGCTTTCGGGGTTTTCCCCTGGGCGATAGTCACCTCTGGGTTGAGTCTTTGCTCGTCTGCTGACAATGTTTCTTCCTGTTCTGGGTTGCTAGGCGCTGATCCTTTCGGAATGCGTCTTGAGCCTCGAATAATCTTGTGAAAAGGTCAAGAGACCTTTTCCGAGCCGCCTGGTTGATGCTTTCATCTGCCCACGGAAACGCCGAGTGCTCTACGGCGTGAGTGTCTGCTAGATATTCCGCATCAACCCGCGCATCTGCCCGTATATGCGGAGGATAGCTATCCCATACGTATACCGATTCATGGGTTTTGCATTCTTGGCAGTAGATGTGCCAGGCGGTGCCCCGGTCTCCCCCGGCTGTACGTATTTCTCGCTGCCACTCTACGATGTGCTTTATTCTCATCGTGAAGCCCAGTCCATGAGGATAATTACCCCCACAAACCCTAGAATAATCAGGAAAACTACCCCTAGAAAGGCTAGGACTGTAAGTCCAGTTACGAGATCATCAATATGTTCCTCAATGATCCGAAACAGCAGAGGGCGGGGGCCTGGCTTCTGAATGTGCGGGGGTAAATCTGGGTTAGCCATTGCCTTATCCTTCTTCGCTGCGAGCGGTTGTGAAGGTCGCTTTGAGCCGTGTCTTGCCGCGGCCCAGATGCTCATAAATCTCACCAGACTTCGGGTAAACGTCGATTACTGATTTCGGTTCAAGAAGCATAGAGATGCAAGAAGCGAGCGCGTCTTCACGTTTTGCGCCGATGGCTGGGTTCCAGAAGAATTCTCCGTTTAGGGTGGGTCCGTCTGGTTCGTGTGTGGTGGGTACTAGGGGCTGGATGGTGATTTGTTCGGTGATTGTTGAGCTGGTGTTTTTCATTTTTGGTTCCTTGGGTTTGTCTTTAGTGGCGGGCACTGGATCGGGCTGTGTACCTGAATGGGGTTGCGGCGTTGATGAGTGTTTTGGCTGCGGTCTCGGGGGCTGCTGCTGGTGTGTGTTCCAGGCTGTCGGCGATGGTTTGGAGGTGGGATTCTGCGAATCCGATTCGGCCGCCGCCGTATTTTCGGCCTCCGATGTGTGGGTATTTTCCTGAGACTGCGCGGTCGTGCAGGGTTCGGGGGCTGACTACTCCGCCGAGGATTTTTGATGCTTCTGCGGCGGTGTATATTTTTTCTCCGATTCGCATTATTGTTCGTCCTCGATGTCGTCGGTTTCGTGGTATTGGGCTTTTTCGATGTGTTTCTCGATGACGGAGATTTTCATGAGCCGGTCTGTTTCTAGTGCGGCTTTCCAGAATTTTTCTTTGTGCTGTATGGCGCGGGAGCCGATGAGTTCTCCGGTTGGTGAGCGGAGGGTTTCTACTCGGATCCATAGGTTTGCTTCTTCGTTGTAGAGCGCGAAGCATTCCATTTTCCGGCCTGCTTGGTCGTTGAAGGCTTTGATTGGCTGGGCCTGTAGCGCCAGTTGGGACACTTCGTCTTTGGCGGGTTTCTCGGGCTCTTCGGGTTTGCTGTCTTTAGCGTTGTTGAGTAGCCAGTCGCCAGTTGAGAAGGCCTTGCCTTTTTCTGCTTTCCGGTTTTCTACTTCTTCGCTGACGGCTTTGACTAGCCCTTTGGCGGTTTCTTCCTGGACTCCGATCAGCCTTAGTGCCTTTACGAGGATTTCCTCGCTGGCGGCCTTGGCGTACTCGCTCTTACTGGTTTCTTCGCTCATTGTTTTCTCCTTTTGGTTATGCAGCGACTTTGGGGGTGCGTTCCGCGCGGGTTGTGCGGTGGTTTTGGAATTTGGTTTTTGCGTTGGCGCGGCGGGTGGTTTTTGCGTCTAAGAATCGCATGACGGTTGAGAGGCGGAAATAAACCATGTTCCACTCGCCGGGTTTTTCTGATTCGAGGTAACAGTCCGGCTTTAGTGCGCCGGTGAGGCGGTTCATGTACCCGCCGGTTACTGTTGTTGTTTTCACGCCTGCGCGGGCGGCGACTTCTGCGGGTGTGATGACTGCTTCGCTTACGCCTTCTGGGGGCGGCAGGTGCGCGTAGAGCGCTTTCCAGCGTGCCTTAAATTTCAGTTCGGAGCTCATTTTCGTTTTCCTCTTTGCTCTCTTGGTTTGCTTGCCCTTGGTTTAGCCATGTGTTGGCTGCCAGCGCCGCGCATATTGCGGTTCCGATTGTTCCGCCGTTGAATGCTCCGGCGGTTCCTGCGGCCCATGCGGTTGTTGAGCCGATGGCGCAGAATAGGGCTGCGGCGGCCCATGCTAGGGCTGGGATGGTCTGGTTGCTTTTCATGTTCTTTCTGGTTTTGCTAGTCGAAGGTTTGCCAGGTGTTTAGGTTTTGGCGTAGGTCTTCGAGGGTGTCTGCGACTTCATCTTTGAGCGCTTGCTGTGTGGGGAGTGCTGTTTCTGATGAGAGTAGGTTCAGGATTTTTGTTAGTTTCTCGGCCGCCCGTGTGGTTTGCGCGACTGCCGTTCGGTTCGGTGTCCCTAGAAAGGCTAGGCCTTGGGATGCATTGAACTCTTTCATTGCTTTCTCCATATTTGGTTTTTATTCGGGGATGCCTCGGTTTCGGGGTTGTTTGTGAAGAACCATTCGATGGGCGTTCCGAGGATATTTGCAGCGTCCCATAGCTGGGTTACGAGGATGGGCTGTTCACCTGAGAATATTCTTGTTGCGACAGACTGATGTACGCCCCAGGTCTCTGCAAAGATTTTCTTCATGATGCCCTTGCGTTCCCTTGCAAGGTTTAGGTTCTTAACGATCTTTCGAGCGGCTGGTGTGTCCCAACGGCTAGACCGTGTAAGATTCTGGTTCATTTTTGTTATCTCCTGAGCTGGTTGATGAGAACATCATATGTCCTCATGTGAAGACAATGCAAGTTGAAAATTGATATTTGCAAAAAATCACATTATGGCCTAGTTTGGGAGTATGAGTAGCAAAGCTTCCGGTAAAGCGAATGTTTTCTCTCAGCTCGTGAATGCTGAACTTAGTCTCTGGATAGAGAGGAGAGGCCTTTCTCTTCGTGGACTGCAAACAGAGACAGGAATCAGCCGCTCACGGTTGGGAAAGACGATTAATCAAGACCTAGCCCCTCTGAACCTGAATGAGCTAGATACGATCTGTACGGCGCTGGACATCTCGCCGTTGGATGTTGTTCAAGCTGCGGAACGACGGCTTGAGGAAAGATGATACACAAATAAGCCCCCTACCTCGCATATGCAAGGTAGGGGGCTTATTTGCTCACATCACTGAGAAAGGAAAGGCTGGCTGTTGCCGCTTCCGGGAAGCAACTGCCAAAATCACCGATGCAAGTATCGTATATGAGCGTGTTGATGCCATCAACAAACCTGCCGTATTTCCAGCGTTGTTGAGCGTTGTTAAACGGCAAGTTCCGCGTGTTTTCAAGGGTCTACGCATAGGGTGTAAAAACGAGCGGTTTTCAACTCCCCCCTCGCGCACAGTAAAACCCTTGAAATTCCAAGGAAGAATCCCCCGACTGTTGATTTCGGGGGATTTTTTGTTGATGTGGGGCTAAAATTTGAGCATGGCTTCCATTAGAAAAAACCAGCGCAAGGATGGAACTGTGGTCTGGGCCGTCCTTTGGCGAGAAAATGGCAAACAGACCTCCCGAACCTTTCCCACAGAGTACGACGCGCGGATGCTCAAAGATTTTCTGGACGCAAACGGCAACAGCTTTGAACTCGCCGCGCAAGCTGCCGCGCGGCTGCAATCAACAAAACCTACCGTAGACACCATCATCCGACGGCATATAGACTCTCTCACCTCGATCACAAACGGCACAAGGCTAAAGTACGGGCGCATCTACGAACAGCACATCATGGCGCCGCTCGGCTCAATCCCAATCGACGCGCTCAGCCGAACAGACGTTACCAGATGGTTCAATCGACTAGGGCGCGCCGAAAAGACCAAACGAAACATCCACAGCCTACTCTCATCCGCCCTCGCGGCGGCCGTCAAAGAAGGCATCATAGATTCAAACCCAGCCGTCGGAATCCGCGGAGAGCGCGAACTATCCAGCGTGCAGGCTGTCTTTCTCAGCCGCGAACAATTCCTGCTGATAACCTCCCACATCCGAGAAGAATTTAGCCTGTTTGTCCGTTTCCTCGAAGCCACAGGGCTGCGTTTCGGAGAGGCAACCGCACTGCGCTGGCAAGACATCGACCTCCGCAGTGAGCGCGGGGTAGTGCACGTAAGCCGGGCTGTGCGGCGCGGAGAGCGCGGCGTGACTATCGGCGTGCCTAAAACCCGTTCATCCGTGCGCTCTGTCTCTCTGCCACTGTGGCTAGGCGATGAGCTGCGGGAAGCGCGGGAAGGGCGCGGGCCGGGAGAGCTCGTTTTCCAGTCGCCGGGCGGGCTAGTGCTCACAAACGGCTACTTCCACCGCCGCGCCTGGATACCCCTCATGAACCAGATTGGCGCTGAGCTTGGCTGCCGCCCCCGCGTCCACGATCTGCGGCACACGCACGCATCACGGCTCATCGAGGCCGGGGTCCCGCTCCCAGTTATCCAGCGGCGGCTCGGGCACGAATCCATCACTACCACAGTCGGAACCTATGGGCACCTCTCCATCGACGCCGATTCAAAAGCCGCATCCGTACTTGACTAGCCGGATGTGATTTATTTAACCAAATCCCAGCTTGCTTAACTATTTACACTTCCGTAAAGTGTTATATGTCAGGTGGTAAACAGGCCATCGACAAAGCAACCAGAAAAAGGAAACATAATGGAAAAGCAAACCCTCACTGGAACCGAAGCAGCCGAATTCCTCGGCCTCAGCCGTCAGCGCTTCTACCAGCTACTCAAAACCTACCCCTTGGCCCCCGCGCCCGCCGAAGGCAAAACCCGCCGCACATGGGATAAGCAAGCTCTCATCGCATGGCGCGCAGCGCACCTCGCAGAAGGCGCCCCGACAAAAGAAGAACAAGGGCTTACCCCCGATGAGCGAATCGGACGCGGGATGCCCACCCGGTTCAAGAACTTCAAAACCTACATCGGGTTAGGAGCCCGCATCCTTGCCGCATACCCCGCAGAAAACTACGCCGAAAGCTGGGGGGCGAAAGCTCGGCGCTGGATTAACGAACACGGCGCAGGGGCGAACGTAAAAGACCTACAAGGCGTTTGGGATATTGGCTACTGCTGGGGCGGGTGGAGCGACGCAGGCCTCACCTCTGGCGCGCACAGCTCAGCCCGCGCAAAACTTGGGCCGCGCTCAACCTGGCACTACCACGCCGCACTCGATGCAAAAACCAGCCTCCTTACTGTATTCCGTCAGCTCTATTGGTCCATCAACATTAACGGCTGGGCATACGGCGAGCGCGTGGAGCAGATTTTCTCTGATGTTTCTGAGGCGTTTGATGTTTCGTCTTTGACTGATGATGAGAATGTGCTGGCGCAGATTGATTCTTATTTTGGCGGGGCGCTGGTTGGTGAGTTGCGTGCTGCGGCTGCTGTTTACTCGCCTAGCTCTGAGGAATGGGCTCTTGTGCAGATTTTTCTTGAGGATTTGGAGCAGGTGCGGGCGTCTGGTGAGCGGGGAGTTTTGGAGGATGTTCCCGCTTATATGGCTGAGGCTTATGTTCCGTCTCGTGTTCCTGCGCCTTTCCGTGTGCGGCTTGTTGAGAGTGGGCCGGGTATTGCTTTGCGGTTTTTGGTGGATGATGCGCAGCGGGCGGTAAATCCTGATTTCTTTGAGGCATTGGAGCGGGTAGGCGATGGGAAGGTTTTTTCTGTCCCTGCGGTTGATAGGGATTTGCTCGGGATTGATGCGGTGGCGGCGAAATATGCTGTTGTTGAGTATCTTTTGAATTCTTTGGCGGGGGCCGCGGTGGGGCTTGGGTATAGGCTCGTTTTTTCCCCTGTGGGTCGTTATGACGCGACGCATGGGCGGTGCGCGAAGGATTATGAAGATATTTATGAGGGTTCTGTTAGTGAGCTTCCGATAAAGCGGTTTGGAGATGGAAATGAGTAATGCGTCTATGGATGATTGGTTGCGGCGGATGGGGTTTGTTTCGCAGGTTTGGCCTGTGAAAGATAGCTCCGATGATTCGGATAAGGCAGGGGCGAAATGAGTTTTACGGCGGATGAGCGGGCAACTCAAGTCGCGGCTGTGCGGGAGCTCGTGGATGATGGGTTTGTCCCTGTTATTGAGTGGGTTCTTTGGGTTCGGGACGGGTCGGTTTCTGCTGAGTGCCTTCTCTTGTTCCGCACCCCGTGCGATGTGCATTATCGGCAGACGGATAGTGTTTTATGCGAGGCAGGTAACCTTATCTCGGTCTATTGGTTGGGGATAAAGCCTCTGCCCGATGATAATAGATCGTTTACGTTTCGTGGGTCTGTTGAGCAGCCGGAATTTAGGGAGCGTCAGAGGCAAGTTGCGGCGGAGCTTTTTGCGCCGTTGGGGCTTGCCGAGTCAGAGGTTGAGGTTCTGGCGGATTATATTAACGCGGCCGATTAGGGGCTGAGAAACACGAAAAATGGGGGAGCCCCGAAGACATGAGTAGTCTTCGGGGCTCCCCCTATTTTTGGGTCGCCTTTAGATTATGAGGCGTGCCTGGGCGTGTAGTCGCCCATCTCGGTTGTGTCGATGACTTTCCCTTGCGGGTTCAGCAGAGGCTCGGGTTCTACCGCGGGCGGGTGCTCGGTGCGCCCGGTCTCGGCTGCGGGCCGTGCGATGGGCTCGGTGGGCGGGTTAGAGAGGGTTTCCTCGATCCGCCCTAGTGCTGCCGTTACGTCGGGGTGCGGCTCCAGCTCTACGCCTGCGGTGGGGTGTTTGACGTTGATAATTGCAATCACGAGCATGAACACTGCGGGGACGATAGGGAGCCAGAGCGCTAGCTGGGTTTGAGTGATAATTCCGTGCCCTACTGCGGCGGCGCCGATGAGGGCGGCGACAGCATAGAGGGCCGAGCGGAGGTTAGCTAATTTCTGAGGCATGGTTAGAATCCTTCCCCCCACGTGGTTGCGGGGTTTCCATCATTCGGGCCAATAGCGATGAAGCGGCGCCTGCCCGCCGCGTTCGTGTAGGTGAGCCACACATAGCCGTTTTCAGCGACCCAGCCGTCGTAAGCGAATCCTTGGCCGGGCGCGTACCAGCCCTGCGATGGGCTGTTCGGGTCGGTATCGTTCGAGACCGCGAGGCGTGCTGATGCGGTGAACCAACCGCTTGCAGGCGTCCATCGGGTACTGCCACGCTGCTGCTGCGCCTGCGCCGCGGCGGGGCGGGAGCGCGCCACGGGTGCGGCCCCATCAGCAGGCGGGCGGTAAAATGCGTACTGCGGCGAATAGGCGGCAGCCCAGTAGGCGTTGTGGTTCTGGATAGTGATGCCGTTATTGCTGTAATTACAATGGATGATGTTCTCGTTGTCATCCACGAAAAACCCGGTGTGCCCGGCGGAGCCTGTGGACGCGCCACGCACGCCCCAGATGAAAACGTCTCCCCGGCGCACTTTCACATCGCCGGTCGCGTCTGGTTGGAGCCGCGTAAACCCGGCCCGCTCCAAATCATTAAACAGGCTGTCAGTGTTCCCAATCGGGGTGTTGTCTGGCAGCAGCCCCGCAGCTTTAAGAGCGAAATAGACCGAGGATGAGCAATCATAACTGCCCGGCCCCCAGCGGTTCGCCATCGAGTAAGTCACGCGGCCGCGGCGATCCTGCATCCACGCGAGCGCTGTATCAATTCGACCCATAGGGTTCTCCTTCCGTTATTGGGTGCAGTGAAGCCCCGCGCGCCGGGTGGCGGGCGAGGCTTCCTCTTGCGGTGGTTTTTTGGTTATGTTTTTTCGGGCGGTGCCCGTGTGGACATGCCCCCTGTTCGTGGGCTTTCCCACAGCAGCAACGAAATGTAGCGCTCAAGCTCATCTGGCATGTGTGGGTAGGGTGGCGGTTTTCTGCTGCTGATGTGGGATTGCAGCAGGTGGATGTATCCGACCGCAAGGCTGATAGCGAGGCGGGCGCGGTCTTGAACGTCCCAGGCTTCTTCTCTTTCGGAGCGGATGGATAGCTCTAGCGCCCTCATCTCGGTGCGGAGGGCTGCTATCTCTGTTGCTTGCCTGTTGTTTTGCTCTTGGAGTGAGGCGATCTGCGACCGGGAATAGTCCAGGTCGGATTTGTGCCTATCCGTGCGGGCTGTGGTGTAGTGCCCGAGCCAGGCGAAGGCGCCTGTGACGGCGCCACCTCCGAGGATGCCAAGGAGTGTGTATGCCTCGGGTGAAAGGAATGGCATGTTTACCCCTCGTAGGCTGTTCCTGGGAGTTGCGTAGGCCAAGGGTCTGTTGTTGTCCACACGAGCGACCCCATAGCGGCGCGGTCCTTGTTCCGGTCGATGCGCATAATAAGGTTGTTGGTCCACCCGAAAAATGCGATAGTCCCCACGGTCGTAGGCAAACCGTTCCCGATGTTTGAGACCACCGGGGAGGTGGCAGCGAAACGGTTATCGTGTATATAACGAACTATGTTCTCGCGGTTTGGGTGGTTCGGGTTGCCCCCTAGCGCTGGCAGAAATCCGCTCGGGATAGCTTTGCTTTGGAGATCGACCGGGACTTTCGTGAACTGCGGCCCGGCGCCCCCTTCTTTACGGTCTGGGTTGGTGGTTATCATCCAAGCCTGCACCGTGCTCCCTACCCGCCGTATGAGCACATCGCACAGGCCGCCACTTACGCTGATCGTTTCCAGCAGGCGGATTCCCGTGTCTTGAACGGCTGCCCCACCGCCTCCGCCTTGTGGGCGGGCTTCCAGAGCCTCTACCCGGCGGACAAGCGCATCAGCCCTAGAGATGAGAGACGATAGGTCGGTTTCTGGGATGGTGACGGAGCCGCCATCTGGGGTTAGCTTGAGGGTTTTTCCCTCTAGTTCCAGCCGTTGCGGGGCCGCAGCCTGTGGCATGGGTGCGGCGGCTGCGGGGGCGCCAACGACGTAGCCTATCATTTTCTGTTCTGTGCGCACGAACCATGCCATCGCTGGGTATTCTGCTGGGGCTGCGCCTTTCGCCCATTCAATGTTTTCTGGGTGTTTCGCTGGTGCACCTTCGAAGTAGACGGCCTGCACCTGTAGCCCCGTGTCTAGGGTGTACTCTGCCCCTGCCTTGGGGGCCTGTACGGGGTTATCACGGCGGAGGGTTGAGCGGTAGATGTTGTTCACATCTATAACGCAGCCTTCGCGCATGTCTTTCCCGATCCTGACGGCGCGGGGCTCCCCGGCTTGGTTTTTGGGGTGTTCCCGCGCCTGGGCCTGTTCGATACGCAGGTTAGAGAACCAGCTCTCGATGAAGAAGCCCCAGCGGGCGGATGAGGTTTTAGCGCGGGGGGATTCGGCGGTGCACCCGATCATGAGTGAGTTAGATGCGCCGTTGCAAACATAGAAGTCTGCTGCTTCGTAGGTTCGGGCCGCGCCGCCGAGCGTGTCCGTGTACGAGGAAGACTCGGCGGAGCATTCAGAGAAGGTGTTTTTGCCCCACTGGATAACCCAGCCATGCCCCCCGTTGTCTTGCGCTTCGCAGCCGATGAACTTGTTCTTGGTCCCCTTGATGAACCACCCGGCGCCTGCAAATAGCTTGTCCCGGTTCTTCGGGTTTTCCCACGCCTCTTCCCCGCTGATTTCTTCATACGCCCCAGCGAGCGCGCCTTCTTGGGTTAGCTCTGGGGTGGTGGGGCGGCCGTAGATGTCTTGCCAGGGGAGGGTACGGCGGGAGTACCAGACTTTGCAGGTCTCAAATGTTACCTGGGATGTGTAGATTTCTACGCCTGCGTGGAGGCCGCCGGTTTCTTTGTTGGCGCCGCCGACGTTGAGGGCGATAAATTTGTTGTCTGCGCCGCCTGCGCCGCCGGGGGCTCCGGCTTTCATTTCGGGGTGTTCGGGGTGTTTGCCGATTTGGATTCCGGCTTTTAGGGTTTGTCGTATTTTGAGGTTTACGGAGACCATTTCTTGATCGTCGCGGCCGAGGATGGCTGCGCCCATATCCATATCCCAGATTTCAACGTTTGAGAGTGTGGGGCGGGCGTCTGGTTCGACGGAGCCGGTGCCAAGGTCGGTGTTCCAGATGATGCCGCAGACGTTGGGGATTGGTTCTTCATGCTGGGCGAGTGAGCCGTTGCGGGCTAGGATCATGAGGTTTTCCACGCCGAACCGCACGAGGGCGGGGTCTTGCTCTCGGGTGTTGTATGTTCCGGTGTGGAATACGCCGGTCATTTCGGGGACTTGGGTGTCTGCGGTGGCGAATACGCGGGTGCCTTCTCCGGCGCCGTGTACTCGTACTTTCCCTTTCATTTTCAGGAATGGGTAGGAAACTTTATAGGTTCCGCTGGGGAGGAAGACGCTGCCGCCGCCGAGTTCGTGGGCTTTGTCGATTGCTTTTTGGATGGCGTCGGTTGAGTCTTTTAGCCCGTAGGGGTCTGCGCCGAAGTCGGGGGATGCGGCGTTGAGGGATGCGCCGGTGTAGACGGCTTGGGCTGCTTCTACCCCGGCGCCAGTGAACCGCCCGTTTAAGAGGGTGGGAACGATTGTTGCCATGCTTTGCTCCTAGCTGTTGAGGGTTACAGTCCCGTTGCCGTTGTCTGTCCAAGAGGCGCCGCCGGGGGTGGGGGCTGCGGCTTTGGCTGCTTCGGTGGCTTCCTGGATAATCTGCGGTTTCGCGGCCGCAACAGCCTCCGACGCGGCCGTCTTCGCCGATTCGGTGGCTGTGGTGCGGGCTTCTTCTTTGGCCTGGGTGATGCGGGTTGTGGTGTCTTCGGCGGCGGCGGCTTTGGCTGCTTCGGCGGCTTGGGTGGCGTGATGCTCGGCCTCGGTTTTTACCTTTGTGAGCGCGGCCTCTGTGGATTCGGCGGTGCTCTTGAATTGGGTCATCGGCTGGGCGATGGCGTCGGGGTCGGGGTAGCTGATTCCCCAGGTGCTCGTTGTTCCCAAAGCTGTAGCCTTTCTACGGTTTAGCGGCGAGCGCGTCTTCTAGTGATTTCCATGTGCTGCCGCGTTGTTTCATCCAGGTTTCGAGTTCTAGCCATGTGCGGTTTGTGTTTGGCTGTGGTGTGGGTGGTGGGGTTGCGGTTCCGCTGAGGTTGATTGTTTCGCCGGGGTTGATGGTGATTTGTCGGCATTCTGCTTTGACTCGGCGGAGGGCTGAGTCGTAGAGGGCGAACCGTACCTCGTAGGTTGCTGGGGCGAATAGTCTTGTGGGGATGAGGTTTCCGTTTTCGACGGTTCCGATTGCGGGGGCGCCGGGGTAGGTTTTTCCGTCGGCGGTTGCGGCTTCGGTTGGGGTGAAGCGGATCGTGCCGTGTAGCGGTTCGGGGTTTTCTCCGTCTGTTTTGTTGGAGAGGAATTTCCCTTCGATGGTTCCGATGCTGTTAGTCATGGGTGATTACCTCTGCGACTTCTGCTTTGAATTCTTCTTGTTTCGCTTCTTCGTTCTTCTGGCGGTGTGCTTCGATGATGCTTAGGTTGAGGATTTCTTCTCGGAGCTCTGCGTTTTCTTGGGCGAGGACGCGGCATTTGGTTTCGAGCTGTTCTCGTGTCAGGTGCTCGTTCATGTGGGGTCTCCTTAGGTGTTTCGGTTTAGCGGGTGGAAGAGTAATTCGACCCAGATGTCGCTTGCGGCGGATGAGTCTAGGTTGTGCAGGAAAAGACTGCATGATGAGCTTGTCCTATTGCGGATGTTCGCGGTGACGGCATAGCTCGTGATTGCCTGGGCGGTGATGAAAGGGACTTGCCCTTGGTCTGTGAAATTTATTTTTATTTCTGTCCATCCGCCGCGGGGCGGGAGGCTCTGCGGGCCAACGCTCATATGGAAATATGATTGGGTCTGCGAGAAGCGGCCCTCTAGCCTCATGTTTGTGAGAACGCGCAGGCTGTCGGAGATATTGACGCCGCCGTTCACATCAATGTATAGGCCTTTGATGTCGTATTCTGGGGCTTCTGCGTTGGACGCAACACCCATGTAGAAGGCGCCCTGTGGGTCCATGCGTATGCGGCCGATAGGGGCGCGCATATCGGCGTCTAGGGGGCGCATTTCAAGGACGGATGCGCGGGAGCCTGTCACCCCGCGGGCAACGGTTGAGTAGGCTGTCATCCCCGCTTTATTGCGGGCCGCTGTTGAGAACGTGCCGACGAAGAAATTCTCTTCGCCTGCGGCGTCGATTTTCACGGTCTGCCGCCCGGTCGCGTCGAATGCGGCTAGGCCGGTGCTGCTGATTTTCATACCCCGATCAGCGGCCTTGTCTGTCTGAATCCATCCCCCGGTGAGAATCTTAGCGGAGAGGTCTTCAACGTTTATTCGTTTGGCTATCAGCTCTGGGGTGACGATGTTCTCTACCACGGTGGCGCGCTGGATGATCGCTTCTTCGGTGACAACGAGTTTCTTTGTCTCGGTGCTCATAGCCCGCACGATTTCGGCTGCGAGCTGTTCTGTCACGTTTAGCTGCTTCACGTCCAGGGTGCCGGGCAGGATTAGGTTCCGCCCGTTGAATAGGGGCTGCGGCGCGTTCTGGATAGCTTTTACTGCCGTGCCCGCGATTTTCTCATCCGTGGTGCGGGCTTCGACCTGCTGGATACGGTCTCGTGCGTCGCTGAGCGATGTCTCGGCGGCGGTGAGTGTTTCCTTGGCTTTCTCAACAACTTTTACTGCTTCGCCCACGCGCTTATCCAGGTCGGCGATTACGTCACCATCCCAGATGTGGGCTGTTCCGCTGCGGTCGTAGTAGGTTGTTGATTCGCCGGGGCGGGCGACTTTCACCCCGTGAGGTGTGGATGCTGGGGTGCGGAGCTGCTGCACGAGCCGCCGCAGCGTGTCCCCGCCGTTCTGGTTCCTCAGGTCAATATAGTTCACCACTACGGCCGCCGCCTTTCTACGCTTGGTTTACCATTTTGCTTCTTGGAAATCGAGAGTTATTTTCCCGCTCAAATCCCCACTCATTTTGATGATGCGCATAGCCCGGGTGCCGTCTGGGATGCTGAGCCACCCGGCGAGGGTGACGTTCGCAGTGTCTCCCACATGGAAAGATCCGAGCGGCGTTTTCGGGCTGGACGCCAGGAACGAGAGTGTCACTTGGTCGATCATCTCTTGGCGGGCTTGGAGCGCGCCCTCTGCCTTTTGCCGCAGAACATCAACCGTTGATTGGTCTGAATCAGACATGACCGCCTCAATAAAAGGAGCGTTCCGCTCATAGACGCTGCGGAGGTTTTCAGCGAACGCGATAGCTGTTCCCTCGCCCTCACCGGAGCCAGTGCACCATACACGGTTCACAAGGTCTTTCCCCGTTGAAGTTATCGAGACATCCTCGATTTGCGCGAGCGCGGGGGTTGTGTCGAAGTCCGGGACCCAGGCTTGGGGGATGAACGGGTATGCTTCGCCTCCGGCGCAGAATTCCCACTCTATGAGGGTATGTTCTTTGTTAGCCCACTTGGGGCGGAACATCAGATCGGGGCCGTTGATGACCTCGGTTAGCTCTTTCCAGCGTTTGCCGATGAGGTTATTGCTGACGTTCCATTTTTCATAGGTTCGCTCCCGTGCCGCAGTTTCTTGGTCTGGGGTGGCGCGGGTGATGGGGAGGTGCCCGCCGGGGCGGTCCATGCCGTGCAGGCAGAGTTGCCAGGCGATTTCTCCGAGTGTGGTGTTGCGGTATTCGAGGTGCTGCCAGATGGTGCGGTTCTCGAATATCCCGCGGATGCCTTTTATTTTCAGTTCTAGTGTGTGTAGGGTTTCTTTCCCCCAGTCTGCGATGTAGCCCGCGACGATGGGGTATTCTATGCTATCGGCCCCGGTGTGGGTGAGCAGGGCGCCGCCTGTGAGCGGCTCCCACCATTCGGGGTTGAGCTGTTTGAGGGCTTTTTTCTGGACAGTGAAGGAGAGCTCTTCGACGCTGTTTAGCGCAATGGTGAACGAGCCGCCGGATTCTGGGTTGATGTAGGCGCCTACTTCCCCAGTTACTGGGTGTATCCAGTAGAGTTTGAACCCGCTCATTGCGTACCCTTTCTGCCTGGTTGTTATTCGATTGCGACGCCCTGATCCATTACGACGATTTGGTCTCCGGCGTATCCCCACTCGCCGCCGCCCTGGACTTGCCAGCCCAAAGTGTTTACCTTCCGCTGTACGGTGTAGTGGATGCGGTGGCGGCCTGCCTTGAAGGTGAGGGAGCGGCTAATGTCTTTTGTTTCGGCGATGAACCCGTATTCGACTTCGCGGCGGAACTTGAACTCGTTATCCACGTAAACCTTGTAGACGATGCTTCCCCTATCGTTGGGGCCGTATGCGCCGCCGCCGGGGCGGCGGGCCATCACGGTTGAGGATAGCTTGATGTCTACGTTCCGATCTGTGGGGAGGTAGAACTCTCCGACGCCACGGGTGAATACTCCATCTTCGCGTACTACATCATCAGCAAAGTAGTTGTGGAATAGACGGCCGAGAGAGCCGCCGACGGGGCGGGAGTAAATAACATTCCCTGCCTCGGGTGCTGCGGAAGTTGCTGCTATCCCGGGCCGGATTTCCCGCTTGGAGAGCATGACCGCGCCTTGAGGGAGAGTTTCGCCGATTTTCACCACGGCAGAGACGTTCCCGTCCACCGCCTGCGTATTCTGCTTCACATAGATGATGTCTGTGCGGGAGCCTTGGCGGGGCGCTGGCTGCGTGTTGAGTGTCTGTTCCATCACGGGGACCTTCACGGCGCGACCGGGCGCCAGGTGCACTACAACAGCGCCGCTCTTCACCTTGTAGGTCATTGTTGATGTGCCTTCGACCTCGCAGCCGCTAATAACCCCTGCGGTCGGGAACTCTGCGGCATTGATGACCTGGATGTCTTCGGGGGTTGTACCCAGCCCGTCGGGTGTGTTTGGGATTCCGAACCCAGTTGCCAATCTTCTCTCCTTAGATGTAGGTGTCTGAAAAATTCACGTCTACCCACCCGCTGGCGGGGGCGAGCGCTTCGACTGCGATTTCGAACCCGCTGTTTGGTAGGGCTGTGTGCCACGCGCGGCGAGTGAGTAGGTGTGTTTGGTCTTGGCCGCTGAGGTAGAGGGCTCCGGTTGCGCAGTCAATGGTGACTGGGGCGGTGGCGTTCACGGCGTGCGGGAATTCTAGGACGCGGCCGGATGATGTGAGCCGGAATCCTGACGCCCAGTCGCCGCGCACCACGTAGACCGGGTGCGCGGCGGCGTTGCCGTTGTGCTGGATGATTGCCGCCTGCGGTGGGGTGTCTCCGTAGGAGAGAACCCCTTTGGGGGTTACCCCGAATAGGGGGTAACGCAATCCTGTTCCTGCCCCTGCGGGGAATAGCTGAACTATTTTCGGGGTGGCGTATAGGAATGGGTCTGGGGCGACGAATGGGGCTTCGAACGCGACGGCGCTATCGCCCATCAGTTCGGTTTTGATAGCGCCGTCAAGCCGCACCTGAGCGGTTAGTTCTAGGCCTTCTCTGGCTACGGTTAGCTCGCCGAGTGAGCCGTCCCAGGTGAGGCCGGAGACGAAGCGTGCGCTGACTTCTCGGGCTTCCATCCCTGGCATGAGTAGGGCGCCTTTGAGGGTGATAGTTCGGGCGGATCGGCGGGCGGGCGCGGATAAGAACCCGTGCCCTATTTTTCGTTGTGAGTCATCGGACTCTACGCCGACGCCGCCGAACCACCCATCGACGGCTGTTACCCAGAACTCGCCTTCGGCTGGTGTGCTCTCGAAGGTGGATAACACTAGGTTCCCGTGCGGGCCTCGTATCGAAACCTCGTAGCGCATTAGACTAGTATTCCTTCCATCTCGTGGGCGAATGCCTCGCCGAAGCGGCGGCCGAACCTATCGGGGTCCATCTTGTCGTTGCCTGTGACTTGCACCGTGAACCCGCTGCGCTGCCCGTATGCGGCGGGCCGTGCCGTAAAGGCTGAGCCTCGCAGAGCGGCGGGCGGCGCCCCGTATGCGCTGGATGATAGGTCTACCCTGGAAGAGAGTAGGCCCGGCGCGATGGCGTCTTCTACACCGGCGAACCCTTCGCGGGCGGCGTCTACAGCCTTATCGGTCATGTCTGTTATCGCGTCGGCTACGGCATCACTGTTTTTGCTGATACCTTCCGCCAGGCCTAGAGGAATCCATTTACCCACCTCATCGCGCATCACGCGAGACGGGGAGTGAATTCCGAGCGGGCCTTTCATCCAGCCGGGCAGGCCGTCAGCGATACTTTTCACTGCCTGGTAGACAGCGCCAGCGGCGTTCTTGATACCGTTCACAAGGCCGTTGATAATATCAGTGCCCATTTGGACTAGCTTCCCGGGGAGGGAGTTCAGCTCGTTTACGATGTCCACACCCATTTTCTGGAAGAACCCAATGACGTTATGGATTCCGTCAGATACGCCCTTTTTGATGCCTTCCCAGATGGTAGAGACGATTTTTCCTATGCCATCCCAAGCAGCGTTCCACACGTTTTTGATAATGTCGATTGCTGATGCGATGACCTGCCAAACGATCTTGATTGCGCCCTCAATGACTGAAACGATTAAGTCCCAGATTCCCTTGAGGATGCCCAAGATAGCGTTCCAAGCGCCTTCCCAGTCTCCCTTGAGAATGGAGGTGAAGAGCTTTATGACGTTGATAATAATATCTATGGCGGCCTTGATGATTGGCACAATCGCGTTCACCACAGTTATTACGATGTCCAGCACATTTTTGATAATGGGCACGAGAATATCAATGATGGTGGTAATCAGCGGGATAAGCGCCTCTACCAGTGAAAGAATCACTGGGATGAGCGAAGAAATGATGAAAACCACCAGCGGGATAATCGCAGCGAGGATCGCCGCGAACACCGATATTACTGTAGTCAGCACGGGCATTAGCGCGGTAATGAGCTGTATAGCCAGCTGCGCAACAGCCGACTGAATTTCTATGAACATGCCCACGATAGGGGCAAGAACCGGGAGCAGCTGTAAGAAAATGCCAGCTATCTGCGGGAAAAGCCCTAAGATTGTTCCGACAAGCTCCATGATCGCGGGCAACAGCTGATCCACAATCACCGGAATGAGCGGCTGGAACGCCTGGATTAGCTGAACCCCGAAATCAACGACCATCGGGATAAGTGGCGTCAGATGGTCGCCTATCTGCATAAACGCCGCACCGAACCGCTCACCAAAAGAGATGAACGTGGGGCCTAGCGTCTGGAACATATTCCCGACCGTTTCAAGAGCTGCCATGACTTTAGGCACCACAGCATCGGCAACCTTAGCGAGCGCACCGATTAGGCCGCCGCCCGCCTCGGTGTTCCCTTTGAGTATCCGTTCGAAGACTGGCACCATCTGCTGGGCGAGTTTTCCGAAGACATCTGCGGCAGTCTTCCCGAATTCCTGAATTTTTGGGACAACTTGGGCAACGAGCGGCTGGAATGCCTCTACGATTGTGCGGCCGAGCTCCCCTAGTATTGGGACAATGGTGTCTATGACCGGCTGGATAGCCTTCATCAGGTTATCCCATGCCTGCCTGCCTACTTCTGTCTGCGTGAAGAAGTACACGAGACCGGCTGCTACGAGGGCGAGCGCGGTAACGATTGCGCCAAGTGGGTTAGCTGATAGAGCTCCCCATACTGCTTTGATTCCGCTTACGACGCCGCCCATTGCGGCTTTGTACACGGCTGCGGCGGCGGCGGCTCCTTTGAGAGCGAGCTCTTGGGCTTCAAACGCTTTCGCGCCGAGCTCTGCGGCTTTCCCTAGTTCTGCGACATCTTGGGCTGTGCCAGCGCCTTCTTTGACAAGTTTGAATCCCTCGCCGACTGCCTTTATCGCGTCTACTGTTCCGGTTACTGCGTCGATGCCTGTTTTGTAAACATCGAGAGCTCCCTTGCCTAGATCTATAGCTGTGGTGACTCCTTCATAGGCGAGCTTGGCTCCGCCGAGTACGCCGATGAGGATTCCTACGGCTTCTTGGTGCTGCCCGATGAATTCTGAAAGCGTGTATAGGGACTCGCTTACTTTTTCAAGGATTCCGTGAACTGTGGCGAGTGCGCCTTCCAGGCCTCCGCCTGCTGCGTCTCCGAGGCCCTGGAAATGCGGGATGATTGACATTACGGCCCCAGCGAGCTCGCCTGCGACGCGCACAATGTTGGTGAATATCCCGACGATGCTTCCTGCTATGGGTGGGAGCCAGGTGCCGAGGATACCGCCGAGGTCTTTTGCGACGGATACGATGGTGCCGCCGTGCCCTTGGAATTTTCCTGCGAGCCCTTGGATCGCTTCGCCTAGAACACTGAACATAGCGCCCCATAGGGAGCTATCTCCCCAGGCGCCCATTGCTTCACTGAATCCGGTGGCAAATGACTTTGCGGCGTTCTTCATAACGTCGAATGCGCTTTGGATTACTGGGGCTGCTTGCTGAGCGAGCTGCCCCGCTTTTTGCACGAGCCAATCTACCGCGCCGCCAAGCACCTTGCCTATGATTTTTCCGAATTCTTCGACTGGCTTCATCCATTCCTGAAATTTCAGGAAGAATTTTGTGAGCACTGGGTATACCCCGCCGAGGATGTTTGCACCGAAGCGGCCGAGTGCTGCTTTTGCGTTCTCGAATGCGCCGGGCAGGGTATTACCCATTTCTTTAGCCACAGTACCCGAGGCCTTAGTCATGGCCTTCTCGAACTGTTCAAAGTTGATTTTGCCGTCAGAGGCGAGTTTGAAGACGCCTTCGGTTGTGGTGCCGAGCTGATCCGCGAGCGCCTGGTAGATAGGGATGCCTCGGTCTGCGACCTGTTGAAGCACGTCGTTTTGGGCTTTGCCCAGGGAGGCGACCTTGTTATAGATTGCGCCCATTTCCTCCATTGATGATCCGCTGGATGCGGCGGAGTTCGCAACGGAGGTTAGGACTTTCTCTAGCCTTTCGCCGGGGGCGATGCCAGCGGCTACGGCACCGGCCGCGGTGGTTGCTGCGGCGTCAAGGCCGAATGCGGTTCCTTTCACTGCTGCGGAGGCGTTGGACATGATTGTCTTCACGGCATCCGCATCATGCCCGAGGCCGCGCAGCTTTGCTTGGGCAACGTCGATAGCTTTCAGGCGGGAGAAGCCTTTGCTGAAGGCGGTGCCGAAGATACCTGCGACGGGGATTGCGGCGACGCCTGCGGCGACTACTTTTCCGATGGTGCCGCCGAAGAGGCGGCCGAAGCCGGAGGATGCTTTCGCCCCGGCTTCGGCGCCTGCCCGGTCGCCTGCGGCGGCCATGTCGGTAATGATGGACGCGCCCACGCCCTTAGTGCTTGCGATGACGGAGACGTATGCTTTAGCGAGTTCGTATGCCATGTTTACGCCTTTCGAGGTGTTGGGGCACTGATGGGGTGGGCGCTGGCTTGTTTATTCTTCTGCGTCAGGTTGGATTCTGCCGCGGCGGCGGTCTAGCCATGCTTTTGCTTCTTTGAGCGACATGGAGCCGTTTCCGACTTTCTGCGTCTTTTTGTCTTCGACGCCTGGGCGGGGTATTGGCTTGGGGTGGTGGCGGCCTTTGGAGCCGTCAGTTGTCCGTTGCCAGTTTGCTTCCGCCAGCTTGTCGATGACTGCGGCGAGTAGGTGCGCGTGCATGTCCCAGCCCTCGCCGAGCTCCCGCACGGTTGCTGAGTCTGGGGGCATGTTCGCGCATATTGCGGCGGTGATGTGCACGCCCCACCGCTCGGCGAGCTGGTGGGGCGTTGCCTGGTAGTACCTGATGCAGTCGATAGTGATTAGCTCGCGGTGCTGAGTCAGCAGCCCTACGAGCTTTAGGAGTTTGGGTTGATTTTCTCCAAGAGGTCCTGGAAGAACTCGGAATAGTCGGAGAATTTCGTGATGCCTGTTTCAGGATCAGCCAGTAGCTTTTTGACCTTCTGCACCTGCCCGGCGCCGAGGGTGGCGTTCATGACGGAGAAGATGGCGCGGGGGTTGCCCGTTTCCAGGGCTACTAGCTGCTCCATGATTTCTACGTCATCGAGGGCGGCGCGGTTTACTTTCCAGGTGTGCCCGCGCAATTCGACCTTGACTTTTTCAAGTTTCCCGCCTGCCGGAAGGTGATCCTGCACGGTGGCTACACCGTACTCGTTCGCACGGATAGCAGGCCGATTGTTCTTCTTTTTGCGGGTCTTACTCTTAGGCATGGGGTCTCCTTCTTAAGTAGCTGGGCCTCAGCGTGTTGAGCTCTGCCCCGCGCTGAGACCCAGAGGGCGCGGGGCAGAGAGACTAAAAGCGGGCGTCTGCTTACTTCATGTACTTGTAAAGCTTCACACCGGCCGCATCTGGGTAACAGGTCAAAGTGATGTTGTACGAAATAGCTTCTTCGTTCTTGTAGGTAATTTCGCCGCGCTCGGTAACCTGAGCGTCGGGCGCGCAGAGGCGGATCACCTTGTCACCGTCTACCACATCGAAGATTACGGTCTGGTGCGGCGCCTGCTTGCCTGCTACCTTTACCGCTGTGGCGGTCGCTTCTTCGTCAGCGTAGTAAATCTTGTTGGTGAGCGCGGTAGTCTCTAGCATCGTGAGCTGCAAAGTGACCTTGTGCGAGGTCTGGATCGTGCGCACCACGTCGCCGTTCTGCCAGGCCTTGATGTCGGTGGTGTCCGAGTCGATAGTCTGGGTGATGCCGTCCTCGCTGATGTAGCCAGTGTCCTTGAACTTCACATCTGGCGTGTCAGACGCATTCTTAGGCAACGTGGTTCCCAGGTCTGCGACCATAAAGGCGCCGCTGATGGCGACGCGAACGTTAGCAGCATTGTTAGCCATAACGCTATCTCCTTGTCTTGGGGTGGGTAAAGAAAAAGCCCCGAAACAGGGGCGCTAGGGTCTCAAGAAAAAGGCCGACGGCGTGAAAGGCCGACGGCGCGAAAAGGCCTACGCTGCTTCGCCGCGCAGGGTAATAGTAAAGTTCTGTCGGAAGCGCGGGACATCTGCGTCGGTGTCTGGCATCCAAACAATCCCGCCAAGTGGGCGGCACCCATACACCGTTGTCCCGTCGTACACCCCCGCAACAGTTTTCAGATGGGCGCGTGCTTTCTCCGCGAGCGTGTATGCCTTGTGCTCATCATCCGCCCAAGCATCTACGATGCAGGCGCGGGCCGCATGAGCCGGGGAAAGCTCTTCACCACCGGAAGGGGTGAGCATGATGAACTCTTCTGGGCGCGGATTAGGCTCTCGCGCCACATGAACAGGCACAGCGAGCGCAGCACGGAGCTGTTTTCGGAGGATGGTGTAGGCGTTGGGGTAGATGATTGTTTCGCGGTTGTGGGCCATCTATTTATCCGCCCCAGCCTGTAACTGCCTTTGAGAGGGCGCCGTGTTTCGCTTCGGCTCTCATCCCTGCCGCGCCGTTGGGGTATACGCGGGCTACCGCTGTGGCTTTCCCTGCGCGGGTTGAGACGCTGAAATCTTTCCCGGCGCGGCGTTGTATGGCGGTGGCTTCTTGGGTGAGGGCTGATTGGATTTGTGGGCTGGTGCGGAGCTGGTAGAAGGCGGGGAGATTGAGCACTACTTTTGTTTTTGCCATTTTTGGCCTCGCTATCCTTCAACACGGTTTAGGTTGATGCGGCACCCTGGGGCGAAGGCAAAGGGGCCGTGCGTGTAGTCTTCGGGCCAACCCACGGCTTCGAACATCACGCCGTTTATGGATACCTTGTCGCCTGGGGCGGTGAATGGTTCTGCTGCGTAGAGGTCAAGGTCTCGGCGTACACCTGTTCCTAGCTCTCGGATTTCTGTTTCAGCGCCGGGTGGTGCCCAGCCGTATACCAGCATGTTTTTGGGTGGGTTGAATTTCGGGGCGGGGCGGCCCCAGTCATCTTCTTCTGCTGCTGAGCGGGCGTAGTGTAGCACCGTGTGGGTGGGTTTAATGAAGGACATTTCCTTATCCGACCTCCCCAGTTAGCATGTCGTAGGCGGTTGCTTTTTGCCGCCCGATGCCTAGCAGCCGCTTCTCTAGCTTTGAGAGGTAGAGCGAGCCGTTCGGGTTTGTGAATGAAATCTGCTGGTTGAACGGCCCTGCGGTCTGCGAGATGCTGGATGCGCCGTCTACGAATGGCTGTGAGGCCATGCCTCGTTTCACCATTGCGCAGGCGACCATGATAATAGCTTGCTCGCTGAGGGTGTCCCAGTGCGGGGCAGCGGTTTGGATGAGAACCCCGGCGTCTGATAGCAGCTGTTCGGCGTGCTTATCAGAGCCGGGGGGCATGTCCGGCCATCGGGCGCGCAGGTCTTCGGCTGTTATGAGCGGAAATTTACAGGTCATTATTGCGCGCCCTTTCGGCTTACTTGAGGGTGTATTTCACGAAGTTTTCCTTGTCGGCGAGTAGCCAGCCGAATTCCGCTTCGGCACGCACAGCGACAAGGTTGTTCTCGAACAGGGACACAAGCTTGCCGCCGATTGTTACAGCTGCCTCGGTTGAAACGTCGAAGGTGATACCGCCGACGGTGCCCCAAATGCACTTGCTCCAATTGCCGCCGAAGCCGACAACGGAGCCGGTGGTGGTTGCGGGTGCGATGCCTTCTGCGAATACTGCGGGGCGGCCTAGCAGGGTCCCGGCTACAACCGACTCAGCGGTTCCAGTGGTGGGGGAGGCGGTGAAGATGGGGCGGCCGTTGTTGTCCACGGAGCTGTTCAGCATCGGTTCGACAACGGTATCCAGGGCGAACCCGGTAAGGCGCTTACGGTCTTTCGCTAGGACGTTCAGCCCTTCGTTGATGTCGGCGAACAGCCCGCCCTTAGCTGCGGTTGCGGTGCCCAGGGTGACGGTCTTAGACGTTGCGGCGAGGTTCTGATCTGAACCAAACGGTGAGTCGGTGCCGTGCAGCGCGGCGGCGTCGAATGCCTTAGCGAAGGCCTCGGCAATATCCTGCTTGAGGATTTCCATAAACCCGCCGGGGTTGGAACGCACCACCTCAGCCGAGACCGGGACGATTGCCGCCAGCTTCTTCGGGGTCATGGTCTTAATGCCCAGGCCGCCGTTAGTGGTAGGCTTCTGCCCGCCCTCAGATACCCAGCCTGCGGTAGGCTTCGAAGTCACAATCGGCACATCAACGCCGTTTGCGGAGAGGGGGACCTGGCGTGCGAGAGACTGCACAACAGATACCTTACGGACCTCTTCAAAATACGCTTCCGCCAGCTCGGGGCGGATAAAGCCGGAAAAATCTCCGGTCTGCACGGCCTTTGTAACAGCCATATCTATCTAACTCCTATATAGGTCGGTTTTGGTTATTTGGCGCCCACGGCAGCTTTCAGCTTGTCCAGCAGCGGGTTACCGTTTAGCGCTAAATCAGGCTCTCCTTCGCTTGGGACAACCACGCGCTGCGGGCCGGGCACAGTGGCAATCAGCTCTTTGAGCTGCGCCGCGTGCTCTTCTAGCTCCTTGCGGGTGCCCCCACGCAGCGCGGCGGCGGGAACGCCTGCCTCAGTGGCAACCTCTTCCCGCCAGTCTCGAACCTGATTCGCTGCCTTCAAATCAGCGAGCGCAGCTTCCGCTTTTTCAGCGCGTTCTATAGCGTCATCAGCGGCGGCCGCTTTATCTTGTAGTTCCGCGTAGTCAGCGAATTTCGCGCGCTCACGTTCTAGACGCTTGGCGATCACTTGGTCTAGCTGCCGCTGTGAGGTGATTTCACGGAACGGGCCGCTTTCCTCGCTCTGCGGCTCTTGCGCGGGGGCCGTAGGGTGGGTTTCTTCTGCGGCGGGGGTTTCCGTGGTTACCTGCTCACTGGTTTCTGCGTCTGCCATTTGGGGCTCCTTAAATGCGCCAGCCCCGCGCTGTGGTGGCGTGGGGCTGTGGGTTATTATGTTGTGCCGCCTCTTTCCCCGGGCGGTCGGGTAAAACTTTTTGTGTGGGTATGGGTAAGCCCCGCGCGCCGGGTGGCGGGCGGGGCTTACCCTTGTGCGGGGTGAGTGGTGTCTTACGCTGCGGCGAGCGCTGGGGCGGTGGCGTCTATGATGTCGCCTTCGCTGTTCTCGTAGGTGGCGGCCGCACCGGATGCTTTGACGGCTTCCCAGGTTTCAGCTGCTAGGTCTTCACTGGTGTTTGACCGGATGTGCAGTGTGGTGCCTGGGTCTGGGGCGTTGGAGTAGACAAGGACGGCTCCGCGGTTGGGGAAGGTGTAGGCCGCATCAGCTGCCGTGTCTGCGGCGGCGGCGCCTTTCATGGCTTCCACGATTTTTAGCGCTTCTGGTGTCTCTTCCTCAATGGTGATGTATGCCTTGTACATGGCTAATACCCTCTCGTGATAGCTTCGGCGTTGGGCAGTAATACTATCACTTCGTCTATATGGTGTCTGCCTTCCCTTACATCTTCATTGTAGCGCTTTATGGTGGCGTCTACTTTGGCTGTGATTTCTTCCCGGCTGAGTGGGCTGTCTGATGCGTCTAGGACGATCTTTCCCGCTTGGGTGCGGGCTTTACGGATTTGCCCTTGGATGCCGCTAAGACTTGCCCCTTTGAGCTTTTTGAATTCCCACCGTTCCCCTTCTAGGGTGGCGTCTGGGGTGGTGTCTGTCTCGGCGGGGGGGGGATGAACACCGTGCTCATCCCGTACTGCGCTAACCTCTCCGCCGTTTCTAGCTCATGCTGGTACACGTGCTTTGCTGCTGAGCGGTCCACAGCTCCTTGCTTGGCTGGCTCGGCTAGAGCGTGCCAGCTTTGCGGGGCCGCCTGGGTGGTTTCTTTGGGCTCGCCGTGGGCCGGGTAGATGCCAGGGTATATTTTCTCCATCTGAGAGACTATATCCCAATCTGTGAGCCCTATTTCCCCGCCTGCTTCTTTGGCTGCCGCTTGGCGTGCGGTTTGGTACCGGCGGTAGTCTGCGGCAGGGTTGTACCCCTTGATTTTTGGGGTCTTTTTACCCCATGCGGGCACGATCATACAGTCGCAATGATCGTGAAACTTATGGTCGGCGCCAGCGGCTTTTTCTGATGCGTAGTCAAAACCCCGTGAGGCGAGCATGCGGCAGAAAGCGCAGGTTTCGCTTCCTGAGGGGACGCGGGCGAATCGTGGGCGGGCAGGGTCTTTTTCTGCTGCGGCAGTGATGGTGTCACGCCCCGCTGATTTTACGATTCGGTCCAGCATCCCGGCTAACGCGGTGCTCACTTGCTCAGTGCCGTTTTCTTCCCAGAGAGGCCCCGCTGCGGCGCGAACTTTTGCCTCTACTGCTTCGTGGGGTATGGCTGCGGGCAGCTGAACCCGGTAATCTTCTTTCCCGGTTTCTAGCGCCCGCATCGCCTCGTACCAATCTGCTGCCGCGGCGGCGGCGGCGGCACCGTATCGGCCTGCTATAGCCTGCGTGAGGGTAATCAGCTCATCCCGCACCTGGGCGGGGTCGGCGGTAGCGGGGGTTGCCCTGAGCGCCCTGATAACAAGCTGCTGTGCTTCCTCTGAGAGGCCGTTCATGGTAGCAAGAAGCGCGTCGATGTCTTCACGGCGCATCGGCGCACCTCCTTACCTTCGCTACGGCTTGCTATCATCGGGCGCCTGTGCGGTAGCGTCGCCCGGCTCTTCCTTCGGTGCTGGCGGCCCCCCTTGAGGCGCTGGCGGGTTTTCTGCTTGCCTACTTGCTAGTACAGCGTCAAGCATCTTCGCCCCCTCAGCGCGGCGTTTATCCGCGATGAGTCGTTCTACGGCCGCTGCGTCATACCCCAGCTTCTCTAGGATAACCGGGGACTCGGCAAGCCACGGCATGATCTGAACCTGCTTGAGCACGGCGTCTGCTGCTGCCGCGTCTGAGGTCTGGAACGTCGGGGCGAACCAGGCGGAGACCTTCGACAGCCCTTCGAGGGAAGACGCATCAGAGGTCCCCTCGCGCAGCAGCACGGAAATAATTGCGAGCTGCCGCAAGGACGCCTTATAGCCCCGAATAACCCGGTTGGCTCCAAGACGCAGCGGGTCGCGCTGAGACTGAATCGCTGAATCTGAGGAAGGGTTTTCCGACGGGAAGCCCAGCTCATCAATCGGGATTTGCGACTCAGCCGCTAGGAGCGCCGCCCACTGGCGGAGCTGATCTGTGTGCGGCTGCATGCTCAGCTGCGAGAACTGCCCGACCTGCGGGAGCTCCCCGTCTTCATCACGGCTTACCGTCAGCATCTTAGAAATCAGTGCAGACCATTTCGACGCCGAGAGGGTTTCCTCATCAACGCCGAGCATGTACCGCTGCGGAGAGGCATAAAACTCTGCACTGATTTCCGAGCGAACAATCGTTCGGATTGCTGAATCGGTTAGGGACATGACGGCCCGGCTAATCCGTGCACGCCCGAACGGGCGGCGCAGGTCTGCCCCCACAGTGACAGGCACGATGAGCGGGCGGCCTGTCGGGTTGGGGATAATCTCTGCTTCATATTGCCCATCACGGCGGATTTTTATAATCGCTGTCTTATCGGGCAGGTAGAGGGCAACCTCGCGGGGAGTAACACCGCCGAGGCCATCCTCATCTGCCTTCGTAATAGACAGTCCCGCCTTGAGAGTATGCGTGCGCTTGTTCCAAATCCCTGTTGCCCAGTGCGCCGTTTTAGGGAGCCAAAGGATTTCCGGCTCACCCTTCGACGTGTCGCCCTGGGTGATTGTGATAAAGGCGCAGGAATGTGTGAGCGCGGATGAATTGGTCTGAGCGAACAGCTCCGTAAAATTGTTGTCTTCTACTATGCTGTTCAGCCCGAACGGGTCTTCCTCATCGCCTGGTGAAACGAACTTCTCGAAGTTGATTCGGTCGGCGAGAACATCTACGACCTTCGCGGGCCAACCGAGTACAGAGTTGATTTTCTTGAGCTGCGGCGGGATGGAGATACCCAAATCAACCAGCCCCATGTGCTGATCGTAGTACTTCTGACGCTCCACGTTCCTAGTGCGCTTCTTATCCAGCCGGTTCAGCATCTTTTTCACAAGCGCCATCTCATCGGTGGAAAGATGCAGCTGCGGGGCCGAGCTGACAAACGGCATAACATCGGTCATACGCTAATCCTCTGCTTTCTCTTCCCAGGGTTACGGCGCGTTGTCTTCGCACCCCAAAATGCTAGTGTTGCTGCTTCGAACAGGGACACAGACCCGCCTTCTGGGGCCTGCCACCCGAAACCGCCGCGAGCGCCTATCTTTCGTCGCGTTGCGGAAAGGACTTGCATGTTTAGCTCATCCTGCGCCGAGTGCGAGAGCGTGCCCGCGATGACGGCTTGGTCGAGCATGGCGTGGGCTGCGATCACTTGCTCAAGTGATGGCTGCCAGATGAGGTTTTTCTGTCTCACGCCGCGCTCTTGCAGGGCGTTCACCAGGTATCCAACACCTGCTTTGCCGTCTATCACGAACTGGGCGGCGGTGTCTTTGCGGTCTACCAGGTAATCAATAAGCCATGAGGTGCCTGCGCTCAGAGGCTCGCTGCGGATGCCTTCGATGAAGATAGGGCCGTCGTTGTCGGGGCGGCAGGCCGCAGATAGGGCGACTTCCAGCCCGTCGGGTGAGAACCTGACGCCGTAAACAGTTCGCCCAGTAGTGGGCGGCTCGGCTTGGAGCTTATTCCACGCCTCCGGCTGGATAGCGCGAGCGGCGAGCGCCTTCTCATCCCATATTCCCAAGCCCTCGCGTTTGAAGCTTTCATCGTTGGCGAGCAGCTTCCGCATGCGCTGGAACGCGGTTGTGCTGACTCGCTCGGGATAGGACGGGTTGGCTTTCATCCATTGTTTCTTATCGTCCAGGTTCGCGTTCGGGTCGGCGGAGCATTCGATAAAGAGGGTGTCCTTATCGCCGTTGAGTGCTTCTTCGCGGCGCTGGGTGAAAACTTCGCCGGGGTCGATGGGGCGGGGTGGGGTGCCCATCATGATTACAAGGCCGTTTGGTGCCGCGTTTGTTGCGGGCACCATATCATCCATTGCTTTCTCGGTGAGAATCTGCGCCTCATCCAGCACGATTACATCCACTTCTGGGAAGCCTCGGCCGAAGCCGTTTTCTCGTGCACCGAAAAGGATTCGTGAGCCGTTTTTGAATTCGATTGCTTCCTGCCCGGCGCCGCGGCGGATGTGGGCGATGAACGGTTTCACGTCAGGCCGGTTCACGATGCCCTGCATCGCTGCGAATGTCTCGTTATGGGTGCGGGAGCGGTGGGCGCTCCATAGCACTAGGGTGTTTGGTTGAGCGTTGCAGAGAGCGAGCATGAAACCGGCTACCATGTGGGTTTTCCCGACCTGGCGGGGGATGCTGATTACAGCGCCGCCGACGCCGCAGGCATAAATGCCGTCTTCCCGCTTGGCGAAGATCAGCTTGCCAATCCCTACCTGCCAGGCGTCCATGCCGTACCGCATCCTGCCTAGTTGCTGGGCTATGCGCTGCCAGCCGGTAGTGACTATCCCCTCTGGGATAACCACGTGGCGGGCGACCTCATGCAGTCGCCGGGTCAAACGGGATGTCGCCGACTTTGGCATCGAAGGCAACCTCCTCTAGCTCCAACTCGGCGGCGACGGTCTCCATCTCATCAATATCTTTATCCACCTCTGCAAGGCGGCGGGTGAGGGCTGCAAGGTCGCGGGCGAGGATGTGCGGGTCATCAATCTGAGCGCCTATCCTGCGGCGAATTGCTTTGAGCCGGTCTAGGCGTGTTCCGTGCTCAATCGCCCACAGCACAGAATCTTTATCTGCTTCTGCCACGTCAAGATTTACGGGAGGTAGCTGTTTGACATTAGCCATTTAGCCACCTCCCGCAATGAAATTTTATTTATTACTTCGTTTAATTATTTATTTGTGGAAAAATCCTGTGAATATATCGCTATCGCCGGAGGGCGCGACCTGAGGCCGCCGCCCCGGGGCACCTCCCCACCCCAAAATCGGCTCTCCCCCTCCCTGGGGAGGTCTTCAAAAAAGGCTTCATAGTGTATACATATTCCCTGGGGTGGTTCCGGTGCCAAAGTAAGCTTTTTTCTGCTTTTTTGCTTCACCAATCAATGGAAGTCTTTAATTTCATTGGTTTAGCGACTCGAAGCGTCTTGATTCGCTGCTGTGCTCGCTTTCCGCCGAGCTTTCCGCCGAGCTGCTGGTTACATCGGCGACAAATCACTCTCAAGTTATCCATCTTGTCTTGTCCGCCGAGTGCGTGCTCTTGGATGTGATCTGCTTCGGGTGAGTTAGGTTGTTTGCTTCGCTCAAAGTCTAAGGCGATGCCGCAGCGGGGACAAGTGTACTGCTGGTTAGCTAAAGCTTTTGCGATAGCTTCTTTCCGCAGCTTCTTCCACTTCCCGGTTCCAGTTCGTGAGGTTGCCACCGCTTCCCCCTCCTTCCTCTTCCCTGTGCACAAACAGGGGCGGCTCGTTCTCTCTGGGCCGCCCCTGTTTGAGCCTACCTCCCCAGGGTGGCGTATGCCCCCCAGGGATTCTAGGGCACCCCCTGACTGTAGGGGTCCCCCACCTTTGCTGTGTGCCCCGTCTAGGTGCAAACCAGAAAACCTAGACGGGGAGCCCCGGAGTAATCTCAACAGGGTACAGCTGTGGTAAGCCCCCTCAGGATACATCGCTATTCTGAGGGCCGCAACTCCCCCCGGGCCTTTTCTATCAGCTCCCAGATAGAAGCCCGCGGAACAATGAGCCCACAGCCGAAGCATTCCACCCTATCCACCCTTTCCTCAACCCAGACGGCATGCAAACAATGGATTCTCCCGAGGCTTCCTTCCTCATTGACAAGCTCACGCTTTTTCACTTTGCAGTAAGGGCATTTGATGTCCAAGGGGGTGCGGCGGGCAGGGCGGAGATAATCGTTAATCTTATCTACCCAACGCCGCGCCCAACTGCTTATCTCATCCACTGTGCCAGCATCAAGGCGAGTGCTCAAACTATGAAGCACATTGATGCATGAATGGATCAGAGAATCGTTCACCCACCACTCAGGAACTATTTCTCGAAACTCCCGCTCACAGGCAGTCATGAGGTCGAAGGCGTTAGCGTCAATCAATGAACTGCCAGAGAGGGAAGACCCTCCAAGGTTTTTCTCACCTGAGGGATAAATCGCAGTGCTCAGCTGAACCAGCAGAGGCGGCTCAACGATAGGGCGTCCTTGATAATCGTCCAGGTCTCGGCGCACATTCTCTACCGCTAGCCGCTGCAAAGCATGCCTCGCTATTTGCAGATACTCAGCACGGCAGATTTCAGCAATCCTTGAATTATCAAACAGCATTTCTTTCCTTCCTTCTCTAGCTCTGGCGTAGTTCAGTCTGAATCTTCTCGGAGACCCAATCCGCGGGCCGCCAAACATCAGCATCAGCGCTGCACAGATTCAGATTTTTCAACCATTCCTCTTGAGCTGATGATATGCGGCCCTTCTGTGTCTTTAGCTCACGAAAAATCATTCGCCCCGACCGTGGATGCAGCAGCACCAGATCAGGAAAGCCCGAAGGTGAGCGGCGGCTGTCGAAAGTGTGGTAATGAATCCATCCCAACCGTCGCGCAAGCTCAATGATTCTCGATTGGAACTCTGATTCGCTCCATCCCAAAACTTGCTTTTCTAAAAATCTTTTAGCGTCCATGCTTTCCTCATCCCTTCTAAAACTTTCCTCAATAACTGTTTAAGCGCCTAAGAAAGAACATCTATAACCAGGTTTTAACCGCGGAGCCGTCCCGACCCATCCCGTCCCGGCATATCCAGGTCCGTCAGCCACAAAACCCAGAACGGACCCAGAACGGACCCAGAACGGACCCAGAACGGACCCAGAACGG